CGTCGATTCAGATCAGAAATCGTATTCCGATCGCCTTCGCTTCCATTGTTTCCCGTCGTGCCAGCCTGTCGTCCACGTCCGGCCCTGACGGTCCAGAATCAGCATCGGCTCGTCATCGCCGGTTGCCAGGACGGCCATCTGCGGCGCAACCGGAACGCGCCTCAGAACGCCGTCGATCATGCGCTCCTCAACGCCGAATCCTGTCGGCCATTCGGGTAGCGCGTCCAGTTCATCTTGAGTCATTCGCCTCGCCTCGTCTTCGCGCTGTGACATTCCAAACACAGCCCTTGCAGGTTCGACCGGTCGAAGAACAGTGCCTCGTCTCCACGATGCGGCATGATGTGATCGATGTCGTCGGTCAGTCGGCCGCAGTCCGTGCGGCAGAACGGCTCTTCCTGCCTGACCTGATCGCGTAGGATCTTCCATCGCTTCGTGGCGTAGAGCTGATGACCCGCCGACCGGCTGTGTTCAATGCACCATCGGCCTGCGGTCAGGTTCGGACATTGGCGGCCGTCCACCTTGACGCCGCAGACCTTCAGCCCTGACACGCTCAGTTACCCCAGACGATGATCGGATCCCACACGAGACTGAGTAGCGCCTGCATCCAGTCCATCGTTTCTCCTGTCGATGTAGACGTAGCCCGTGCACGAGCACTCGAGGCACGGCATGAGCGTGCGCCGCTTGGCGGGATCGTGCGCCGTCTTGATGTGCCCGCAGTTCGCGCACGGCTTGCGCCACTGGAGCTTGGCCGCGTCCTTCATGTCGCGCCTATTCCCATGCGCCCGTGCGCGTGATGTCGATTCGGCCATAGTCGAGCACGGTTTCCGCGCCCGCGTCGATCCGCTTGAGCGCGTAGACGTATGAGCCCGGCTTTATTTCAACGGCCGGTGACACGTCCGGATCGTACGTATCGGTGTCGTCGATCTGGACCTCGGCCGTCTGCTCGGGACTGCCGCCGAATCCGCCCGCGATAGCGATCCCACCCGGCGATCCGGATGATGTTTTGTAAATCAGCGTCGCGGCGCTGTTCTCCTTTTTGCGCACGGTGAACGAGAGATCCCATCCGGTGATGTCCTTCAGCGGCGCCGTGCCCGCGAGGATAGCCGCCTCGAGCTGTTCGTCGGTAAGCCCATCGCCGTCGTAAATCTTGAACGGGATAACGACATCGGTATCGAACGTGATCGACAGATTACGTCTCAGCATGTCATTCCATCGATCCCGCGACGATCGGCAGTCGCGTCACAGAGGATCCATCGACCACGTCCAGCCGTTCGGCGCTATGGTCGGCATCGACATCGCGCCACGCGCCTTCGTCCCAGGCGTCAGGCTCCCACGAGCCCGCATCCCAGCTTGAGCCAACAGGCCCGGCCGGCATTTAGACCGGACCCCACGGATCGCCGCTCGTGCCGGCGCCGTCGACGGTGACGCTGTTGATCGCCTGGACGTTCGATGCGACGCGATTGCTCCCGTCAAACGTCAGCTTATCGGTTTTCACCTTGATCGCCGCGACTTCGGTGTCCACGAATCCGGATACCGTTGCCACGGCTGAGGCCACCGAGGCCACGCTTGACGCTGTCGCGAGTGCCGCATCGGCTATTGCCGTGTCCGCTTCGGCGTTGACTTGCGCCGCACTCAGATCGTTGAATCCGGTAACGCCCGTGCCCTTGGCAAGCGCGATGTTGGCGCCAGACGTGAGTGTTCGCGAGACGGCGCCCCAGATGGCCGACGCCACGCCGGCCGCCGATGCCCCGATCGTAGTAATCAGCCCTTGCAAGCTGGCCTCGAGCGCCACGGCACCGGCTGAGAGGTTGTCCAGATAGCCCGCGCGCGTCGACGACAGGCGCGACAGGAGCGTCGTCACGCCGGCCGAATCGCCAGGCGCAGAGGCCGCGAAAATCATGTCGTACGCCGCCTCTTCCAGCACGACATACGTGCCGAACACCGGGAGCGCACCGGCCACGACGACGGAATAGAACAGCTCGCCGACGTTGGCGGTATCCGTCGCGTCAAAGGTCAGCGAGTAGACGCCGTTCGCCTGATGCGTCCCGCCGCCGCTGTTTTTCGTCGAGAGGCTCGTGCCATTCGCCCGAAGAATCACGTCCGTGTTCGCGATCGTCAGACCGGTCTCGGCCGTTTTGAAATCCGTATCATCGACGAACGGACCGATCGCTCGCGCCTGGCTGGCTGTCGACTGTCTCAGGTATCCGTTCATCGCTTACGCTCCACGCTGGCGGGCGTAGTAGCCCGCCGGTTTACCGCCGCCAGTGCCAGCCAATTTGAACGTCACCACAGAGGCGATGTAGACGGCGCCGTCTGTGTTCAAGGTCGTCTCGACCGGATCGGTTGCCGCCGTGACCTTTGAACAGAGTAACGCGCGGGCGCCGGTATGACCGCTGCCGATCTGATTGCCATTGGTAGGCACTGCGAATCCATTGGTTAGAAACGTGAAATTCGTGGTGCCAGATCCGTCGAGATTGAACATCGCGATCGCCAGTTCTATCGCGTCGGCCAGCGCGCCGGTCGTCCCTGATGAGCACGACGATCCGCTTGTGAAATTCTGTGTCGCCGACTGATCGACCGGTGACGCCGTGAGCCCGGCCAGCTCCAGCACAAACATGCCGGCCGGCTGCGCATTGCCCCAGGCCAGTCGAAACAACGTGCTTCCTCCGGCGACGGCTTCGGCGATATACCACCGCTGTAAATTTCCGGCGTTGTCGTGATCGATGATGCCGACGAGCGCGTCGCCGTCGGTTTGGCTCATGCCGCCGAATCCCGCCAACGAACTGTTGCCCTGGAAACCCAGAACGACCGTATTCCCCGGCGAGAGATCGATCGTCGCCGACAGCTCGACGTCGGCGCCAGCCGTTTCATTCCAGACCGCCTGAATCAACGGATCGGGCATCGATCGTTACCTCGGCGCGGATGACGGACAGAGCGTGATCGTAGTGCCGTCGATGATGCTTTTGACGGCCGTCGCGCCATTCATCCTGACGTCAACGCGCGTCTTCGACGGCCCGTATTCGATCGTGATGACGTGCTGTCCCGATGTCGTGAAGACGATCGGCGTCGACGTGATGTAAAACGCCAGACCGTTCAGGCCGAGATCCTCCGGCGCCTCGAGATGCTGCCCGTAGACGTTGTAGCCGTAGCGCACGAGCGGCCCGGCAATCGGCACGTTGACGCCGTCGACGGTCATCCGCTGCGCGCTCGTGTCGGCGACCGGCGGCCCGCAGAAGGGCACCTGGACGCGCTCGCCGATGCAGACGTCGTAGATCGCAAACGCCCGATCGCAGACGTTTTGCCCTTGCGAGCTCAGGCCCAGAGCCAGCGCCAGAAGGACACCAGTCATTTCGGGATCGGCTGTCCTGGCTGTCCAGGCGACCGCTGCCACACGTCCGACGGCACCGAATTCGGCGACATGAGCGCCCCGGCCTTCGCTCTGACGACGAATGTATAGGTGCCGAACTTCACCGGCTGGACGTTCAACGCGATCGAGACGTTGCCCTGAGCATCGGCCGCGGGATCGCCGCCCTGAATCGTCTGCACGACCACGCCTGTCACCGAGTCGACGATGTCCACTTCATGCCCGTCGTCGAGCGCATGATCCGGACAGGTGAACATCACGCCTGACGGATTCCGGACCGGCCCGGCGGACTGTGTCGCGGCCGCACGCCTCGCCGGAGCGGCCGGAGGTTTCGGCTGTGCGCTCGAGACAGCCGCGATACCGAACAGAATGCCCACCGTCAGCGCCACCCGTGCGATTGTTCTGGTCATGCGTTCCCCTTTGTGAGAGTCGAGATAGGCCCGGATCATCCGGAGCTGTTCGTCGCGAATGCGGCGATGATGGACGTTATTGCTCGGCGACGGCAGGCGCGTGGAGGCGATCGCGTCGCCCTGTTTCGTGGCGGCGAATCGGAGATCGTGCGCGTGCTGGACGTGGCAATCATGCGAGCAATAGCGCCGATTGTCACGTTTCGGCAGCGCCTTGCAGCCCGGTCTAGCGCAGATCGGCATTGACATCTGAGGCGCCCACAGTATAGCCGAGCCAAAACCATACCGTGACGGCTTTCCCGAAATCGCCGACGCGCTCGCCGGCCTTGCCGATAATCCCATCCTCCACGAGCGCGTTACGGAGTGAACAGATCGACTGGACCGGAACGATGCAGTCGCAGGCCTTCGAGAGTGCCCGCGAGGCCTCCGGATCGGTCAGGCCTGGCGGCCCCGCAGCCCGGTAGAGCGCCATGAGCGCAGCCACCTTCGCGCCGCGAGTGCGCCCGGCCGAGACCGCGGCCTTGTGCGACGTGTGACTGCCGCGCGCGAACGGTAGGCCGGATTGGGTAAATGGCATTCATGCACCTCTGACCATTGAAATCAGCAGATCGCGGAACGCAAGTGGCGTCGCCTTTGCCTCACGTTTGCTCAACTGCCCGATACCTAGCGCCGCGAGCTGTGCTCTCGGCCTGTCTGCACTGATCCACGCTTCCGGAGCCTGCCCTGGTCCCCATGCCAGCGTGGGAGGATCGAAGCCATAGGCGTAAAGCCATGTCGCCTTGCGCGCCCTGTGGCCGTAGTGTCTCTGCTCGACGTGCGCGACCCATCCGCCGCAGATCGTCCGCTGCCATCCGCCGCCAGGACTCGGCCGCGACAATCCAAACGTCTTCCACGCGAGCGTCAGTGCAGGATGCTCCAACACGCCGCCCCAGGCCCGCACAGCGCGCAGTGCTGCCTTGAAACAGCCTCCATCGTCACCGACGCGATGCCCATAGCGTTTCTGATTCACTGGCGCCATCTGGCACCAGCGATCGCACGGCGGATGTGCGATAACGCGCCACGGTCCGTCGTAGAGCCTGGCGTCCCGCTTCAAATCCCACAGGTCGATCCCTTGGACTCCCGCATAAATGCCATTCGATTCGACGAATAGCGCCGCGATCACGCTTCCTCTTCGTCCTCGGCCTCGAGCAACGGCAGGACGGTGCCCTCTCGGATGGCCGTCCGGAGCGCCGCGACATTCTTTTCTCGGACTTCCTTCGCTACCTTCAGGTTGTGCTTGTAGCGTGCGATGTCGTCGTCGTCCCGCTGGATCGACAGCTCGAGCGCCCGCAGGTTCGCGACGTATTCAGACGGTTCCTGGACTTCCCCGCTGCGCCCGTTGACGATCGAATCGTGACTCAGCGTCAGCCGCAGACCGTTCGTAGATTCCATCGGTAATGCCACCTTTCGCCCAAATGTGAAACACGGCCCGCGGGAATTCGCCGGCCGCCGCGTAATGCTTCCGCGCGATCAGGAGCGTGACTTGCGCATCGTCGTGCCACACGACGCCCGTGAGCGCGTCTTTGACGGCCCTCGCGAGTTTGTCGGTATCCGGTTTCGTGATGTGCGGGAAGTCGATCAGCGCGTTGCGCTTCGTCTCGTACTTCTGCGGCCGCGGGAGGTAGAACGTGACGTCGAGCGCGACCGGCACGGCCGTCAGCGGTAACAGCCCCTGATGGGACATCGCGATCGCCGCCACTTGCGCGATGTCGCGCGCCCAGGCTTTGCACTTCAGATTGTCGTTCGTCACAATAATCCGATTCGTGCCCCGCTGACGAAAGGCCTTCGTTGAGCCCTTCGGCTGACTCACGCCGGCCACGGTAAAGGAGAGCGTCATGGCCTGAACACCACCACCATAGAAGGGAACGGCGCCGGATCTTTGCAGCCGCCGAACTTCAAGCGGCCTGGCAGAAATCTGACCTCCACGCCTGGTCTCGGACGATGCGCCGCAGCGTCCCAGATGTGCGCGTGAAACGCTTTCGTATCGGTTCTGGCTGGCAGGAGCATCACCGTCGTCACGCCATTCAGCCGCTCGGCTGCGGCCTTTGAGATGAACAGTTTGGATAAACCGCGCGAATATGGCGGGTTGCACCAGACCGGCCCGACGGTCGGCCATCGCGCGGCCGTCAATGCCGAATGAGACTCGCTCCAATAGATCGGGCATTTGCTGTTGTCTCGACTCGCCGCCATGTCAGCCACGAACTGGAATTCGAGATCGAGCAGATCCCAACAATCCTGCGGCGTGCTCCATTCGTCAGACTTGGAACTGAACATCAGTGCGTTATTCACAGCTTCCCCCGTCGCGTGCGCCCGGCCGCCAGTAACACATCGTCGACAGGCTCTGACATCGCAGCCCGATACGCCGGAAACATCCGCGCAATGTCCTCCGGCTCGGCCCAATCCTCGATCATCACGATCCGCTCGTGCGCGATCCCTTTGATCGCCGCCCAGACGTGCCACAGCGGATTGGTCTTGCGCCCGCAGTTCTCACCGACGCGCCACGCCTGACCCGCCGCGCAGAGGCAGATCCCGAAGTCGTCCGGATCGCCGGAGTGATAGCACAGGCGGATGATGCCCTTGTCGCCGCAGTGCTGGCAGTTCATGGCGTCGGTGTCCCGTCAGGCTGAGACTGCGCGAGGGCGGCATCGATGATGCGTCCGATACTCGCCAGTAGAGACACGAGCAACTGAAGCGTTGCGTCCGGTCTAAATCCTGTATGCGCTCGCACCTTCACCAGCGCATCTCGGAGTGCGGCACAGCCCGCGCAGGGCTTGGCGATAGCCGTCTCACGCACCGCCCTGACATAACTCTCCAATTGCCGGCCTACCGAATGCGTGCGCATATCGGTCCCCCTGGGGACCAGCATAGCCAACTCAATGATCATCTTCGCGCACTCGTCCTCTTCACGCTCCGTCAGTCGGTCACTCATGGCTGCTCCCCGTCAGGCTGAGACGGCGCGAGGGTGGACTTGATCACTCGCTGCCAATATTCCGCCGCATCGTTATCAATGAACAGGGCGTGATCATAGATTCGCTGGAGCGCCTCGCGGAGTGCGGCACAGCCGGCGCAGGGCTGCGGCTTGGGCGCTGGCGGTACAGCCGTACCAGAGATGCGATAGTTTTCAGCACGCCAAATAGCTTCCGGTCTCCCGTCTGTTAGCAGTGCGAGCAGTTCCACGATCTCTTCATGGTCGCGCACGCTATAAGTAGCGCCGTAACAGTCCACGCGACACGGGAACGAGACGCGCTCCGTCAGTCGGTCACTCATGCGATCCCCCGTCGGCGTTTCTCGGCCTGCAAGCGTTCCTGACACCAGGACGCGCGCGAGCGAAACATCGCGACCGTCGCCGTCCGGCTGCGCGTAAAGTCGTCATCTGACGCCAGGAACACGACCATCAGGTCGTTGAGCGTCGCGTCATCGTAGACACGCACGAGCTGTAAGGCCTCTTCGTAGTCCTTCCGAGGATTGCCGATGTAGGCGACGCCTCTACGGTTGAGATGTTCGTCCTGGTAGCGTTCGACGAATGTTCCGGCTCGTCTCGCGTGCTCGTCCGGCCGCGGTACCGTCTCCGAAGATGAAGATGAAGATGAAGATGAAGATGAAGATGAAGAGCTATCGTTTGACAATGGCACGACGTTAGTTTCTGCCAATGGCACGTCTATGGCTGTGCCATGCGTCTGCCATCGCTTTGCCGCACCGGCTTTCCCGGCGTCTGACTTGTCCTGTCGATAGCAGGCGAGCTTGGACCGCTCGCGTTCCTGTCTGGGATTGACCAGTCGGCCAAGTTCAGTCGGATGCCCCTCGAACTGCGACCCGACAGCCGGCCAGCACTTCCTGATCTCGGCGACCGTGCAGCCGGCGAGCTTCGCCAGGCGATCAAACTCCGTCGGAATCGATCCGTTCGTCCAGGCCCAACACAGCAAACGAGTGAACAGCCCGCACTCGGCGAGCGTCATCGCGGCTTGATCTTCGTCTGACAGGAAATCGTTCGTGTAGAACTGGAAGGCGGGCGCCTTGCCCGTGCTAGGATGCTGATCAGCCATTTCGGACGACTCCTGATCGTCTGTGGTTAGGTGACGCCGGCCGTTGCTCGCGGCTTGCGTCACCGACACTTTACACGCTCCCCGCTGGCTGTCGCAACCATCAATAACTCAGATTCGAGTCCGGCACCATGTGCGCCCGAGGCCGCATGCGCTCGACTTGGGTAAAAGCCAGTGCCGTAAAGCCGTCAGTTTTTGCGCCGATCCACCAGGAAATATCCGCCGAAAACCGCCGGTTTTTCCGCTCGTTTTCCGGAATTTCCGGCCCCGATCCGTATTCCGCCGCGTGCTCCTGTTGCGCCTGGATGCGTCCCATGTTCGGCCCCCGATCGTGGTTACGCTGTTCGTTCCGTCGAGAATAACGGTGCTACCGCTCCGATGCGCTTGCGTGCCAGTTCGACGTACGCCGGATTTAATTCGCAGCCTATGAAATCGCGATTGTTGCGAACCGAGACGGCGCCCGTCGTGCCGCTGCCGGCGAACGGATCGAGCACCAGATCGCCAGGACGCGACCCGGCGAGGATGCACGGCCGGATCAGATCCTCGGGGAAGGTGGCGAAGTGGGCTTCGGCGTAGGGCTGCGTCGCGACGTGCCACACGCTGCGCTTGTTGCGAGTCGATTGCATGTCGCCGACTCTTAACGTGCTGCGCCCGCTACCGTTTGTGGTCTGGCCGTCCCTGCAAGCCTTGTCCCGAGCGTCATAGCGTCCTAATGCCTTCCACGATGTTTCTGCGCTGACAGATTCCATGATGGCGCCAGCGTCGTAGTAGTAGCGCGCGCTTTTGCTCAGCAGGAAGATGTATTCGTGCGCCTTCGTCGGCCGGTCCGTCACGCTCTCAGGCATGGGATTGGGCTTCGACCAGATGATGTCTGAACGGAGGTACCAGCCGTCGGCCTGGAACGCGAAGGCCACGCGCCAGGGGATGCCGACCAAGTCTTTCGGCTTAATGCCGGCAATCTTGCTCTTGTCCATAGCGCGGCCACTACCGCCGTCAATATGACTCTGACGAGCAGCCGCGCCCCGCTGTCCGACCGACCCTGAAACAGAGGCGCTATACGAGTCACCTAAATTAATCCAAATCGTACCGTCATCCCGCAGCACCCGCCGCACCTCGCGGAACACCGCCACGAGCTGCGCCACGTAGGCGTCAGGCGTCGCCTCTAGGCCGATCTGGCCATCGTGCCCGTAGTCCCGCAGGCCCCAGTACGGCGGCGACGTCACGCACGCCTGAACGCTGCCAGCTTCGACCGTGGAAAGGCTCTCGCGCACGTCGCCGCAGATGACCCGCCACTCGCTCATCGGTGCACCTTCGGCCGTTGCGAACCAAAGGCGTGTGACGGCCCGGCGTCCTGTCCCTGTCGGCGTTCCGACACGTCTCGCTGCCGCTCGCACAGGCGGCACCAGAGGCGCCGGAGGCCCATGTCATCGTTCCCGCCGTGAAAGACGCGCTCACAGTCCGCGCAGACGGTATGTGGGCCATCTGGCGACCAGTCGATCGGCGGCGGCCCGAACGCCTCCGGGATGTGCCACTGGCCCTTACGTGGCCCTTCGACAACGAAGACTTTGAGAAACTTCTGACCCGTCGAACGGTTCGTGCACTCGCGCACGTAACCGACGCTCCCGGCGCCGTCCTCGAGCCGATCCCCGTCCTGATACTGCGGCCGGTCCCTCATGGCTTGCGCCGTCCTGGCTTCGCGCGCGTCGAACTGTCCTGGTAGGCTTCGACGCCGGCCATCCGGAAGGCTTTCCCCTCGGCCTTTGCGCGCCGGTTGATGTAGCCCCAATCGATGGAGAAGCACGCCAGGCTTTCGAGGCCATCGGCCGCGGCGCGCATGAGTTTTCGGATTTCCCCGGCCTGCATCGGCGAGAGATCGCCGATCTCCGGATTCGGATCGGCATCGGCCGGCGTGCCTGCTGGCCGGGCTTTCCAGGTCTGCAAGATCGTCGTGCTGGCGAGCGGCGGCGGCGAGCTCACAGCGGGCGCTACAGGCGGCGCGGTCGCCGTCTCGGCCTCGGCCTTCATCGCCTGCACGATGTGCTCAGGAGCGGCCTGCTGTGCCGCCGCTTCGGCCTCCCGGCGCAGACGGTCCCGCTCCAGCCGATTCGCCTCCGCTTGAGCCTTCCGTCGTTCGTCATCAGCAATGGCCTGAAGCCGTGCAGTCTCGGCCGCAATCCGCCGGCCGACAACCGTGATCGCCGTTTCCCCGGCCTGCATCCATTGCCCGCGGCATGAGGTAATCGCGACGTGGAGCGCGTGCGCCTGGCTCGCCGGTTCCTCGAAATGTTGTCGGACGTCGCCGACGGCCCGACGCAGCGAGGCGATCGCCTGATCGGCCTGACGTAGCCCTGACGCGCCGACGACTTCGATACCGAGCGCAGCTTCGGCCGCGGCGTCGATCTGCGCCTTGAGCGCGGGATCCGGCACGAACCTGATCAGGCTCGGGAGCGGAAAGTCAGCCGGTAGGACCGTCATCAGGCCGAGCGATTGCACCTCGCGCGCTTCGGTCGGCTCCGGAATGTCGATCAGTAAGCTATCGTCATCGTCGAATAGCGTTTGCATAGGCTCGCCGTCTGTAAAACTCATCGCTCGATCCTCCGGCACGCCTGATGATGGTAGGTTGTGCAAAATGCCGAAAACTTCCCGAAGTCTGACCAGTCGGAGTAAACGTGAATCCGATACGGGACGCCGTTGTCCGGCGTGAGCTGCACGGCCCATCGCTCGTCGGTCTGATGCTCATCCGACGCCGCGGCATATGCGGCAGTCTGGTACTGCTTGGCCGAATGTGCCGGATCGCCCGTGGCGATGTCGACGAGGATCCGCTTGCCCGATTTGATGCGCCCGTAGGCGTCCAGCGTCCCGCAGTAGAACAGGCCTGGATGGTAGACGATGCGCTCCCGCTGCTCAGGCGCGAATCCGGTATTCGCCCGGAATGCGATCCACGCGTCGAGATACGGCCGCACGTCCAGATGCACGGCTTCGACGTCCAGATCCTGATCGTCCCAGGCGTGACAGTCGGCGTGCACGGCCGTCCCGAGATCCCGCTTCGCCTCGAGCACTTCGCGCGCGAACGCTGACCGTGCGCCGATGGCCTCGAAGTCGGCCGAGATGCCCGTCGCCGCGAGGATCTGCGTCACGCTCGGGACGACTCGGCCATCGGGCAGCGTGTAGCGATGGGCGATGGGATCGAATGTGATCATGTCGGCCGTGAGCATCATCGTTTGTCCATTGGTAAATTGCGTTTTTGCCATGCCTCAAGCAAATCCATGACGCATTCAACGCGCCGCAAAATCGCATCTCGAAATGGCCCGGCCGGAATCTGTGGCGCGATCCTCAGAAATTCGTCGCAGTAGGTTCGGATCCAATCCTGGTCTATAGGTGCACGATCCGGCATACATCAGCCCTCTTGCCCTGGCTCTCTGTCGTCAACGCCGATGATCTCGACGAGCTTTGCAGCATGCGCCGGAGTCTTCGGCGCCTCGGTCACAAGCTGCACGATCGTCTCAGTGCTGGCGTAGCCTTCGGCCGTCAGGATCAGCGCCGCATCGGCCGTCCCGCAACGGAAACCCGTCGAGAGCATCACGAGCGCCGTTCCGTTCTCGCGTTTGTTGACGCTGACGATCGTGCCGACCGTACCCGTCATAGCCGCATCCGTTTTCTCGATGATGGCAGACACCACACCGGCGGCCCTTTCCCTGATAACGTCTTCGAGTTTCGGCCCTGGTATCGGCGTGTTTAGAATGGCCGCCGCGACGTCTGACGCCAACGTAGAGGCCGGAGTAAATCCGGCCTGCTGAGACTTCCGCGGCGCAGCCTGGACGGCCGGCCCTGTCTCCGGAAACGCCTCCTCGACGCTCGTCTCGCCTTCCTTCAGCGCGTTCAGGATGCCGGCGAGCGTCGCCATGTGCTCGAGCGTGATGTCGGCTTTCCCCTTCAGCCCGATCGCCGCGCACAGCCGGAGCTCGGTCACGCCGACCACGGCGAAGGCCTTGAGCATGTCGTCCCGGCGACTGCTGAACGTCCTGGCGTCGCCCGCGATGACTTGCCTGCAGCGGAGATAGATCGGGCGCCAGAACGGCGACGGGACGCACTTGAAGACGGCGTTTCGGAGCGCGATGGATGCCGCGGCGTTACCGGTCACGACGATCATGTCGTCGCCGAACGTCTCGCCCTTCCGATTGGTCACGCGCCGCTTGACCTCGAAGCCGACGGCCACGTTGTTCTGGACGTCCCAGGCTTCGCCGCGCGCCGTGATGAACCGGCCATCATCCGATGTGGCTCCGGCCTGAATCCGCAGGTTGCCCCACGCCGAGGCGACGATTTCCGCCAACCGTGCCGACGGCCCTTCAATCGTCTTCCCGTCGCGCGGGATGGCGTAGACGCAGCTCGCCGCGATCTCCGGCGTCAGCGTCGCCATTTCGGTCGCCGACTGGACGAACTGTGTAACCGAGCGCGGATAGCGCCGGGCTGTCGAGACCTGAACGTCAACCGTCGCGCCGCCGGCCTCGTGCAGACTCGGCGAGATTTCGCGCTCGGACTGGACAAGCTCTGAAGAAACGTGAGACTCTTTTGCCATAACCGTCACGGGTTCCTTTCGCCAGAGGCCGCCGAATACCACCCCGGCGGCCTCGTTTCATTTCAGGCGCGCGATCTGTCCGTTGTCCGCATTCACCTCCACCACGACAGCCACTTTCCTTTCTTTTGAAAATGTTTGCCGAGTAGGGCGTCAGCCGTCCAGATCGCGCGCCTGTTTCAGTACTCCAAACCACGCAGACCAAACGCACGGCGCCGCGAAAACGGCAGATCGTCGCTGTCCTTCTGTAGAGGCGGCGTCTTTCCGCCAACTCGATCGGGGACCGTATTGCCCTCATTGCGATCTTGGAGCCTTGTCCGTCCTAATTTGGCGTTCAGCTCTAGGCCTGATTCGCGCCGTTGTTCTTTCTGCGCTTCAGTCAAGGGCTGTTTGCCGCGCGCGATCTTGTTCGATCCCGAACGAGTAACCATCGCGCCGCGCAGTTGAAGCGAAAACGGAGTAGACGGCTTGCCTTGATCGAAATTGACGATACAGACTTGAGCGGTCCTCGGCGTCAGGTAGGTGAACCGCACGCCTTTTTTTGGATCGGTATAGCGGATCGTCGCCAAGTCAACGGAGATGTTTTTAGCTTCCGGCCTAGCGACGGCCAACGCTTCCGCGATGAGGCAATGCGTCGAGTTTCGTGCCTGCGCCGAATCGATGATGTCCTGAGTTACGTGCAACTGAATCTTCGGCCCCTTCGGCAATCTTCCGGACGTCTTAGACACTCTCCACCATCCTTTTTATTCTCCGAACCACCAGGCCCAGAAGTGATCGGCCGTCCAGTACCACAGGTAGAGCAGCGCCCAGACGAGGCCGATCGCGATCGTGGCCTTCACCGATCCTCCCGAGAATCGTTCAGGCCGCAACACTTCGCGATCAGAATCGCAAATGCGAGATACGCGACGATGGCCGCCAGAATCCACATCAGGCCCTCATTTCCACGACATGCGCTTGTGCGCGACCGGCGTCAGCGGGAGCGGATAGAGCCACGACAGGACGGCCGAGATCAGACGCTTGATCATCGCTGAGCCCCGGCGGCGCGAGCACTAATGATGCGCGGACGGCCGGCAGGATGGTTGAGCCAATATCCGATCGCACGCTCTGCCATCCACCGTCGCGCGTCCTTATAACTCTTGAAGATGCGCGCCTGTGCGCCCGATGGCGACCATCCCATACTGCTACCTGCGAGGCCGCCACTCCACAGATAAACGGCCGGACCGTCTGAATCGTCACGAACGATCACGAAACCGTCTGCGTAGTTTTTGACCGGCATTTGTCAGTCCTCGGTCAGCAGCAGCGCCACGCGCCCCAGGACTTCGATCTCGGTCAGCCCGTAGACCATGCAGAGGCCGAAATTGCCGACGGTCGCGCGGAAGCCGTGACCGACGATGGAATCGAGCAGCACGAGACAGCCGTTGATCGTCATTCTCATACGGTCCCTCCGGTCTGGACGTCGGCGATGGTTGACGGAAACAGATCCTCGACGGCAATCCCGAACACGCGCGCCAGCTTGATCGCGTTCGCAATCGACAGCTCGCGCCGCTGCCCGGTGAGGATCTTGGAAATGGTCGATTGCGTGACGCCGGATTGCCGTTCGAGCGCCTCTTGCGTCAGAAGCGCCTTGCCCATCGCGAATCGGAGCCGGGCGGCGTCCGTCGGTTGCACCTGCCGCAACTGCCTGCGATGATGTTTCGTGAGCACGAAAGCGACTATGCGCTAGGGGAATATTCCCTGTCAAGCACAATCTTTGACGCTCGCCGGTTCCCCCCAGGTATCCAGTCGGGTGGATCTGGACCCTGCCCGGCGAGTGTCAAACTGTGTTTATGTCGTTATGTCGGATAGTGACGTAATGGCGTCGGCCTCGGCAGCCCGTCCCATTCGAGCACATCGCACGCCTCGATCTTGACGAGCGGATCGGCCGGCGCCTCGATCGCGTCCACGATGGCCGTCAGCGCGTCGAGCGTGCGATTGAGCTCGCCGTTCCCTTCCGTCAGCGCCTCGATCTTCTGCCGAGCAATCGCCGCGAGTTCTGCGCGCGTCATTTGATCACCGCCCGACAGAGGTAAATCGAGCCCACACCGACGCCAGCGCCCGCCGCCACGTCGATCCAATCGTGCTTCGCCGCCGCGATCCGGAGGTAGCCCGTGCCGATGGTAAGGGGTATGCCAACAGACCACCGCCAGCCCGCCGCCGCCGCCGCCGTGGCCGAATGACCTGACCAAAACGCATTATCGTCGCTCCCGTCCGGACGTTCCTGGTGCACGACCTTTTTGGCGATCCATGTCGCCCCATGCGCGACGCCTTCACTACATGCCTGACGCCAGAGATCGCGCGTCCGATGTTCGCCGCGCAGACTATGGATCGTGTCGAGCGTGATCTGGATACCGGCCGTCGCGTAGCTCATGCCGTTCGCGAGATCGCGATGCGGCGGCGACCAGGCGAAACGGTCGGACGCCTGCGGGAGCGTCGCGCCCTGCCCGTAACACGGCCGGCTGAGCGCCAGGATCAGGACGATGAAGAGCACGATGCAGAGACGGACCAGCCACACGGGCGGCCCTTCGTCACCGCGAGGCGCCGTCACAGATGGTTCACCGGATTCATTTTGATGAAGTGCTGTTTCGGTTCCGTCTTCGTGTAGCCGTTCGGAAACGATGGCGCCCGCGTCGCCCCATCGAACACATCGGCGATCCAGACGGCGCCGGAGTCGTCACCGTGCACGGCATACGCGATCGCGTCTTTACTCGGCGGCCTGGACGGATCGGCCGATTTCCAGCCGTGCGACGGCCCGAGATCGAACGCGTTTTGCTCGGTGATCAGCGTCATCAGTTGCCGCCGCTGATCGTCGTCGCCCTCGGCTAAATCTTTGTGCCTGAGATAGAGCGCGTTGACGTTCGCCTTGACTTTGTCCGGAAGCGGCACCGCGCCAGGTTCCGGATCGCCACCACCACCGCCGCCGTTGTCGGCCTCGAGCGCCGCGATCCGCGTCTCGTGATTACTGACCGTGCCTTGGAGACCGTTCAGATCGTTATTCTGTTTCGCGTCGCTCGCCTGGAGATCGGCCACTTTGTTTTCGAGCGCCTTGATCCGCGCTTCGAGCCCCGGATCGCCAGGAATGACGGCGCCGATCAATTCAGCCCGATCGCCCACGAAGAGCCGGATCCCAGACACCGGATCGCCGCCCGTCGTCACGGCGTAGCGCGTGCGACCGGCCGCGCACTTCGGCGTGTAGGCGAGCTGCCCGTCCCAGAGCACGCCGGCATGTCCGTCCGAGAGGCGCCATTTTGCGCCGGTCTCCTGGCCTTCGGCGACGCTCAGATCGCCGTCGAAATCGGGCTGTGTCCCGCCTGGAAAGAGAAACCTGTTCTCGTCCGTATCGATGACGCGCGGCGCGTTGTCTGTCCCTTCCACGCGCGCGAGGCCAGTTGGTTTCCCGAGGCGCACGACCGACGTCAGGATGCCGGTCTCGAGAATCAGGAGCGTCACCGGATAGCCGGCCGCGGCTTTCCCCTGAATGGCCGCATACGATCCGCCGAAACAGATCGGCGAGCTGCCTTCGCAGTCAGGGAACGTCCATCGCTGATTCGTCACGAGGTTCAGGACGTAGCCCTTGCGCCCGTCATGCCAGCCGGCGAACGTGTGTCCGGTGCTCGGATGGCAGTGCACGCGCCCATAGCCGTAGCCTTCGACCATCGTTTCAACAAAGAATGGCTGGCTGTTGCCGTCAGGTAATACCACGCCGGCCCAGGCGTACAGCCGGATCTCCGTCCCGCCGCCTTTGGCGAAGCCGCCGATGATGACGCCGTGATCGCCGTCGCCGGCAAAGGCGACATCCGGAAACCATCCAAGGCCGAGATTGGTCTTTGGCACTGTAACCCCTTCAGATGGCGCGGTCGCCATTCCTCGAGCGCCGGAGGATCCCGGCGTCCGCAAGACGTTCCTGCAATTCCGCAATCATCCGCAACAGCCGGACGATGCAGGCCCCGTGATGCTCGTCAGAGAATTCATGTGCCGGCCGCCGGCAGACCGGACAGATCGTCACCGTTTCGCTTTCAAGTCTTCCATCTGCCGTTTGATCCATTCGAGATCGGTCTGCATGCGCCCCAACTGCAATTGAAGGATCTGCGCCGTTGTGTTCGAGCTGTCTGACATGGCCGACTGCCGTGTTTGCATGGCCGCAACCGCCGCATTCGCCGCCGCCACATCCTGGCGCACCGCGGCCGCCGAATTAAAACACCATAAGCCGAGCGCGAACAGAAACGACGACAGTAACCCGATCGCCCAGACAAAGGTACTATTATCGACCTTCCGCGCCAGGACGTTCATATGGCCTTCCTCTAAATTCTCCGAATCGCTCGCGCGCATCGATCCCATTGGCTCGGCCCCCCTACGTTGATCCGAACGGTTGCTCCCGGTTTGTCTTCGTGACGGCGAACGTGTCCAAATCTAGGACGTGCACCTGACATCGGATCGCGCGCGCGTCATTGCTGAGCGCGTCGAAGTGCGCCAGCGTATCGACTTGCCCGAGATCGGTGTCAACGCCGCACTCGGACTCGGTAAACGTGGCGTGCACTGGCGGCGTCGCGTTTTCATCCAGGATCATCTGGACGATCGCCGCCGCCGTCTCCTCGTCGCGGATCAGCTCGAAATCGACATCCTCCGGACGCTCCCCGTATTTGACAATGCTCGGCGCATCCCGCGGCGCGTCCAGCCCTTCGACCGAGACGAACCAATCCGGATTGACTTGCGTCGTTGTCTTCGGCAACAGCTCGCCCTCGGCCGGCGTGCCGCCAGCCAGCGGCGGGACGTAGCGCCTAGCGACGTGGTAATTGACGATGTTGCGCACGAGATCGCGCTGACGCTTCGCCTTATACGTCGCCTCGAACACCGTCGCAGGCGGCCCCAGGACGCGATTGATGGTCGCGCCGGTATCGATGGCCGAGACGATCAACTGCCCGTGCCGATTCGGGCCGTAATCAAAGTGCCCGTTGCGTGCGAAGAGCGCCAGCAGATCCCGGAACGTGACCGCCTCGCCACCGTGGCCGAGGATGAATGCGCCCTTCACGCCGCCGGCCATCTGGCTATCCCGGAGCGTCTTCAACGCCTCGATCGTATCGGTATCGATGCGCGAGTAGAGGCCGGGACTCGAGCCCACCGTCGGCGGCGACAGCCACGCGCCGGACTGGTAGTTGCCGAAGACAAAATTCGTCAGCAGATGCAGGAACTGCCGATAGAGATCGTCGATGATCCGGCCTGTGCCGTCGCCAACTTCGTCGATGCCCCAGACGTTCGAGACGTGCGGGACTTGGCCGTTGCGGGACAGGTCGGACCGAGGCCCGAACATATACATCGCCGAGTAGACCCGGCCGTTACGTGTGATCGTCGTCGCGCTCCCGAATTCGTCCGCCCACCAGGTGGTGCCAGGCCAGGCGACCTCGACGAGCCCAGAGGCCGGTGTGATTTGGACTCTCGACGGATACGGCGTACCTGTCGATAGGCCGCCGCCGGCCGCGACGAACTGCGATTGCCAGGCCCCGAGCGCATGCCCGGCGCAGATGTATTCATCCCAGAGCTGTCCGCCACGCGAGGCGAACGGATAGCGCCCGGTGAACACCCACGGGACGACTCCCTGCGGCGCCTCGGCCGTCTCGTCGGACAGCTCGCCATAGAGGATCGGCACCGGTTTGCCGAGCATGACCGGATTGCCGGGATTCGTCGGATCGCTCGGATCGTTCCCCATCTGCGGGAAGTCGTCGAGATTGAATACCCGTTGCGGGAAGGTCCGCTTGTTGAATTCGTCCAGTAAGACGGTCAGGTAATCCGTCACCGTCAGCGAGAGCAGGCGACTCGCGGTCGGATCGGCATCGGTGATGATGCCGTCGAAGACGCGCGTTTTATCGTCGGGATCAATCCGGAGACGCCGCTTCGACGAGACGTATTGCGTATACCGACAGCCGACGAGCGAATCGGTGTCTTCCTGCGCCCGCAGAACGCCGTCCGTATCGTCGAGCGTCGGATTCATCGTTGACCCGACGGCCTCGCCTTGCGCGTTCGAGAGCGAGCGCGTCACCGTGCCGAACGTGACGGCCCTCGGTTCCTTCGGATCGCCCAGATTGATCGCCACCTTTGCATGGCGCCAAATCGTGCTGTCGGCAAGCTCTATTTCGCACCACGTAGCAAGCGGCGCATCGTTACAGATCGAGGCGTCCGGCGCCGGATTGTCGCCAGGATTCACCTCGCCGCCGCCGTCCGGAGGGATGATGATCGCTGGCGCGAATGGCCGCCGCTGGATCACCGCGACGGCGAGCTGCGTCATCCGGATCGACGTGACCGCATCGTCAGACGGCGTGCCTGAATCGACGAGCCACGGCCCGAACAACTGCGGCCAGCTCCCGAGCGTGCGCCCGCGAACATAACTCAGGACAGCGCCCCGATCTCGTCAATCGGCTGATTCGCGGCGTCCACCGTGATCGCCGCGGAGAGCGCGTTCGTGCCGGCGTAGTCGCCCGTGCTGTCGGCGACCTCGAGCGTCCCGGCGTTATCGCGCACCTTATGAACGGCCTTCATCACCGCGGCGCCGAGGCAGAGCGGACCGGCCTTGATCGTCGCCTCGACGGCCGACGTCTGACGCGTCAGGATCGTGTCGGCGATGACGGTCGGATCGGCGCCTGAGCTGGCGGCGTTCAGCGCCTCGCCTGTTGTGCCGCTCGCCAGATGGCCCGCAATCGCCTCATCCCAGACCGCATCGGCAATCGCCGCGGCAGTCGGCGCAGACCCCGTCGAGATGTCCTGCAACTGCTTGCCGGCCGTGCCTGGCGTCGTGTGCCCTGACAGCGCCTCGTCCCAAATAGCGTCGGCGAGCTCCGCGCCGGCATCGGTCGCCAGGGAGGCCGCCGTGATGGCGTTCGCCGCGATGGCGCCGACGCTGGCATCGATGCGGCCTGAGACGAGCGCCGCCGGAAGTCGCGCCTGAATGTCCTGCGTATCCGCCTCAACGTCCGTCGCCGTTTTGACCGTCGTGCCGCTCAGATTGTTCGTTGTCGTCGGACTGCCGACGTTCGCCCAATCGACGCCGGCCTCGCCGCCGGAGGAGACGTCGAGCGTCCGACCCGCAGTCGTCGGTCTCAACGCCGACCGGTTCTCGATCGAAAAAATCGCGAGAAACGCGTTGACCGTTTTGCCGTCAATCACCGCTCCCACGAGCATCACGGAGTAATTGTGACCGGACGCGTAGAACCCGGAATCTGTGTTGTCGGACAAATCGACGTTGATCAAGTGCACGCCGGTCACGCCGTCAAAATCTTCGTTGTCGGTGATGCCGGCTGACGATGACCGCTGCGTCACGCTGTTGTCTTTATAGATGCGAATCGATCCATCAGTCGCGCGCGTGATAGACGAACCGTCGACGGCATTGGTATTCCACGGGACTTGAATCGTCGAGCCCGCCGCGACGTCGCCCAGATTCAGCATGATGCAACCTTTCCACCGATCAGACCACTCAGAAGATTCGGATCCGAATTGACGAGGCCGCCGACACTGCTAGCGACGCCATTCCAGACCACGCCCATATATTGCAGCACGGCCGTCCCTGCAGCGCCGCCCATCACAAATCGAAACGCCATCACGTCAGAGGCCGCGAGCGTGAGCGTCGTTCCGGTATTCTCGAACGTGCCCGATGTACTAGACGGAATCGTGACAGAGAGCGCAGAATCTGATCCGCCCTGGCGTACAGCCGCAGAACTGGACGCCGCGATCGAATTGGACGAAATCCGCACGGCCAGATTCGACAGTCCTCCGGCCAATAGCGCATGGGCTGAGACGTTCGATTCTGTCGCGTTCGCAGATAGAGGCCCGTTCAACGAGAAAAACGTCGTAACGCCCGCGCTGATCGTGATGTTCGCAGAATTTGACACGAACTGCGCAGCGTTCGACGTTGTCTCAAAATCTACGGCCAGTGTGCCGATCGATTGCGTGCCGCTCGAGCCGCCAAACGTATAATGCCAGTCGAACGCGTCGTCGACGGCAACCGCCTCAGTATGCGTCGTATCCTCGAACAATCCGGCCGTTGTCGTCGGCACCGTGATCGTGATCGTGGTATCCGTTCCGGCCTTCGCCACGGCACACGTACAATTGCCGTTGCGACCATTCGTCACCACGAACACGGCCGCATTCTTGAGCGTGCCGGCCGTCTTGAACTTCGATCGCGGCTGATTCGTATCTGTCGTATCGTTCGTGTTGGCGAATCCCAGGAACGCCGTCCCGGTGATCAGTCCGTTCAGCGAAACGTAACGGCACACTGTGTTCGACGTTGCCGAGAAGACCGCCCCGTGCACGGTCCAGGTGAACGCCGCGCCGCCGGCCCCGGTCACGATCTGCGCGCAAATGTCGTCGCCCGCCGCGACGGTATCGGTATTCGTGACGTCCTCGAAGTGCCCGGCCGTTGACGATGGGATGGAGATCGCGCCGTTCCCGTTGGCCCCGTTTTTCCGCAACTTGAACGTGGAGGCGCCGCGGCTGTTCGTGACCAGATTGATCATCAGGTTCGAGAAGAGCCCTGCGGATCGCCACCGAACTTTTTTGTTCGCTTCCGTGTTGTCGATCAGGCCTTGCGCGCCGGCCCCGATGTGCACGTACGTCGTGACACTGGCACCCACGGTGCCAGCCAACGCCTTGCCGGCGAGATGCGGGATTGCGGCCATCTACCGGAGCCTGACCCGCTCGAAATGCGCGACCGCTTCGATCGCCTCGTGCTGGCGTCCGTCCGGGGCAACGATAGAGAAGTCGCCGGACTCAGGGTGATAGGCGACGTCGACCGACCCGATCGGCACGCCGAACCGCTCGGCCAAGGCTTCATGGATCTGCGTACTGCGCGCACTCTCGCCGCGGAGAAAGTCGAAATGCGCGCCATCCTTCGCGCCTGGCAGATCACGATGCGCCGCGCATGGCAATCCTGCGACCGGCGTAAACGTCTGCTCGTCGAGCGGCAAGCTGGCGTCGTATTCGTATTCGATCACGCAGGGGCACACATGCTGCCACCTGATGCGCGTTATCTTCCCGGCCATCGTTGCACCTCACACCACCGTGATCCGCACCGGCCATTGCAGCGCATCGAACGCCGCCGCGCCGAAGACGGATGAGTCCGGCATTTTGTCCATCGGTTCCCGCAAAAACTTCCAATCGGTCGGCGGCGTCTGCTCATGCGGAAAGGTCAGCGTCGCTGCCTTCTGCACGCCGACAGCGACCGTTACCGCGCCGCCGACTACCGCGCCGGTTTTGATACACGGCATCGGCTGCATCCCGAGGATTTCACGATCTGGAAACGGGATCGGATCGACGTAGGTTTCCTCGATCGTTCCGTCGGACGCCTCGAACGCATACGTCAGATCGTCGTCCGGCGTCACGTCGTCCAGGACGGCGACATGATCCACCCCGGTATTGATCTGGAATTGCTGCGTCGCGCCGAGGATCCGATTGTTCGACCAGAGCGCCCAGACGTCGACCGGCCCGAGAAGATCGTTGAGCCTCGGCCCGCCGGCATCCAGCACGACGAGATGCGAGTAATCGGTATCACCGTTGCTGCATGCGTAGATACGGAACCGATCCCACTGCGGGAGCGCCGCCCCTTGCGCGTTGACTCCGGAAATCGACAGCACGACGCGCGGCGTGACGTCTCCAGCCTGGTAGACGTGCACGACGACGAGCCCCGTCGGATTCAGCATGGTCGCCTTCCACGCGAGATAGATCCGCGTGTTCAGCGGAACGACGTAGGACGACGGCGAGCTGATCGGCGTGCCGCCGCGGTAGATTTGCAGTGTCCGATCCGTGTTCAGATCGAGCTTCACCTGACTGCTGTTGAAATAGAGAAACTCGGAGATCGTCTGTCTCGAGACCGGCCCGGCACTGATGCGGAAATCGGATTGCAATACGGCCTTCGCGCTCGCTGCGCTCAACGTGCGCTCTAGGTAATCGCCCTGTTGCCCGCTGAACCGGATCCCGGATTGCCCGGCCGGCCCATACGGACCGGTCGCAATCGTGCCGCCGGCCGACTCGCTCGAATACATCCGCAGGCGTTGCGGCCCGGTGTAGTGACTGAAGGGATCGCAAAACAAAAGCCCATTCAGCTCGCCGACCGAGATCCCCCACAGGAGGCCCGTCAGCACAAACGTAATCCCGCCGACGCCGCTCGTGGTGACGATTTTGAGCGCGACAGCGTCCGTCGCCGCGATCGCGTCAAAGTGTTCGATGTCCTCGAAGTCTCCGAGGCCGCCCGCCGGGATCGTAAACGTGCAATTGCCGTCGACACCATTGATCACGAGCGTCACGCTGAGCGTGCCCGGCGATGTGTTATTGGAGATCCGATAGCGCAATCGACTGAGCGCACCGGCCATTTGCAACCGATGTTCAGCATCGGCGAGCGTCGCGCTCGGCGCACCGGATCCCATTACAGAGAGGTATGTCGTGCCGGCTGAACTGAACGTGTGAAACGTCGTGCCGTAGAACATCGATTGATCGTTGACCGTGACCAGATCGATAGCCTGCCACGATGCCGAGATCGAGCCTGACAGCCCGGTCACGTCGAGCACCCATTTAGCCCGGCTTCCGACCGCCACGTCGGAGGTATGCGTCGTGTCTTCGATCGTGCCCGTCACGCCCGCGGCGAATGTAACCGAGATCGCCGTCGCGACCCCATCGACCCACAGCGTGTACGTGCTGTCGTCATCCCGAGTATTGCTTGCGAGTTTCACGGCTGCGTTTCGGAGTGTCCCTGCCGTCTGGAACGTGCACCATACGTCATCACCAGTGGTGCTGACCGATCCGGCGACGCCCGCGCCTGCGATCGGCATGTGCGACATCCCGCCGCTGTGCGTGCCTGTTTCGATGTGCACGTACCGGGTGACTGAATCGGTATCCGCCGCGAAGAGGCAGCCAATCGCGTCGTAGGTAAACGCGCCAGCCCCGGAGCCTCTCACAACTTCGACGTTGACATCATCGCCGGCCGCAATGGCATCGGTCGCGCCGGCCTCGAAATGTCCCGTCGCGCCGCCGGGAATCGTGACCGTGGATGACCCTGGCGCACCGTTGATCTGAATCGTCACCGTCCCTGCGCCGCTGCGCGCATTTGATAGGACGTTGATGAACAATTTCGAGATCGTGCCAGTCGAGCGGTAGCGAATGCGTGTACGGACGTCGCCGAGATTGTTCAGCAGGACAGCGCCGCAGCCGATAGGCTGATGGAGCGATGGAGCGCCACCGAATCCTCCGACGGCCGTAGAGACGTGCGGGATGGCCGCCACGTCAGAGCCAGCCTTTTTGTTGCTCGTCGAAGTCGAGCGTAATCGAGTCGAGATACTGGCCCGCGGTTTCGGTCGGCGCGACGTAGAGAAACTCGCGCAGATCCGTGGCGAGATCCACGAGCATGGCGTCGGTATCGTCTTCGTCGCGAATCAGCAGGAAATTCTTGAACTGGCCTTGCGTATCGCGCTCAAGCGCCAGCAGATCATCGCGGACCTCTTCGCCGAGCGCCGTCGCATGCAGGCCACGATACCGGACCCCGAGGCCAAGCTTTTTTTTCACGCCGTAATCGGTGACGTGCACGATCGTCCGATGCGTTTCTCGGTCGCTCGGATTCGGCGCCCATTGGATCTTGAGCTCGCGCAACGTCTCGACGAGCACCGGCATCCCGAGCGCCACGCCTGACGCCCCTGTCAGCGCAATATCCCAGGTGGTGCTGGAGGCGTTCGCGACCGTGCGCAGATCGACCCACGGATCGAGATAGAGCCCGTCGAGCGGCAGCGCCGGAATCGTGACGGCCTCATTCAGCCCGGCGCCGTTCGTCACCTGGATCGCCGTCGCATTCGTGTTGATGAAGGCGATCGCCTCGAGCGATTGTGATCCGGCGAACGTCGCCCGATAGGTGATCGTGGTGCCGCTCGACTTCGCCACGGTATAGACGAAGGCGTCGGACAGATTCGCCAGCGGGTACAACGAATCGACCGAGCCGGCCGGGACGCTCCACGTCGCGTCGTTCGTGACGATGTCGGAAGGCCTGGAATAGAGCGCCATCAGGACACCATCCGTCGGACGATCGTCTTCACGCCGCGCGCGTTCGTCGCGTTTTCCCGGTGGAGCACATCCACCACGGCATCCTCGAGCACGCGTTTAAGGCTCGAAATCTGCGCCTCGCTCTGTAAGGTCGGATTGTTGACGGCGATCGAGACGGTGACGGACACGCCGCCAGAGCCGGCATCGGCCGAGGCCGGATACCCGCCGCCCATCCATTCGCGATTCATGCGCTCGAATCCCTCGCGCCCGATCACCCGCATGGCGTCGGCGTTGACGATGCCCTCGCCCTCGGCCGCCATCACCGGAATCCGGTCCGCGCCGGCCGGTGCCGGAAAGTCGAGCACGCGCCCGATGATGCCGCCGCCGGCAAACCGCCGCTTTGGAGCACTCGTGCCGGTGCCCGATGTGCCAGTCGGCGGCGTCGACGTGGAATCCGTGCCGCCCGTGCCGCCGGCCGGCGTCGCCGTCCCGCCGCCCGTGCCTGTCGATCCCCTCGGCACGGCCTGCCCCGTGGCCTCTGCGGCCCCGCGCGCCCGGCCGAAGCCTTCCTCTGCGCTCGTGCCAACCTTGCTGAAGGCGTCGATCAGATCCTGGAGCTTGGCGATCAAGTCGTCGATCGATTGGGACAGCGGTTTCTCGAATTCGAGACTTCCGAAATCGGTGAGCTTGTTACCGTTGTCGTCGATCAACAGCCCGGCCTCGATCATGGCCTTGATGATCGGTTTCATCCCCTCCGGGATCTTGAACCCGGCTTTCAATGCCTCGGTGACGAGATCCTGTACCGACTTCTGCATGCCGACGAGCACGGTATTCGTATCCGCTCCGGCCGACTGCAACAGTGTCCAATCGTCGATGATCTGTTTCGCGATGTCGTTGATCCGCAGTTGGTTGACGGCCTTGCCCAACTGCTCAACCTTGATCCCGTAGCGCCCGGCCGCGGCCTCGACGTCCTTGAAGGCGACGACGGCCTGCCCGGACATGCCCAGGAGCGCGCGCGCGGCCTCTTCGGATAGCTTGCCCGAGCGGATCAGCGTTTCCAGCATCGGCTGGAGCGCCGCCGGGATCTTCTGTCCGGTCTGGACCGCATCGATCACGAGCTGCGAGAGGCCGCCGGACATGGCGTCCAGCCGTTTCGTCACGTCGACGCCAGCCAGCCCGAGCGCGCGGAAATCCAAAATCAATTGGCGCGTCTGCTGATCGATGTTCGCTTGCTGGATCGTGTCGCCGAGATCCTTCCAGGTGAGCCCGTATTTCTGGAGGCGCGCATTGCTGTCGGCGACGGCCTTATCGAACTGCGCCAGCGCGATATTGAAGGCCGACAAGCTGCGCGTCGTGAGCAGGCCTCCGGCCGAAGAATCGAGGCCAGCCGTGAGCGCCGCCGTCGAGATCGCCGCCTTGCCACCCCGCTGCGCAATCGCCGCCGCGGACTGACCGCCGAGTTCGTCGCGCGTGATCAGCTTGATCGCCGCTTGGATGATCCCGAGGTAGCTCAGGGTATTCGTCGCGACGTTGGCGATCAGGCCCGCTGTATTGATCAGGCCGTTGTTGAAATCGTCGATCGCCTTATGCATGGCGACGGTCGCATTGACCGCCGACCCAATATTGCCGATGAACACGCCGAACACGCCGGGAATCATGCCGCCGACGTGCTCGAGCGCAGACCCCACGGCGAGCCAATCGGCCGTGAGATCGCCCGTCACCTTTTTTAAGGCCTGCTGATAACGCTGCCAGGCTGCGCCGAGCTGTTCCGTCGTGTACAACCCAGACGCCAACATCTGATCGTAATCACGCTTGAACGCATCGGCCTGTTGCTTCAGCTCGCTCCGTGTCAGGATGCCGCTTGCGTGCATCCGCTCGACGAGCGTGTCGGCCGTACCGAGCGCTACACGAACCTGGTGATCGTAGAATTCATCGATCGCCGCGCGCCGCTGTTTCGTGATCCCAGATTCGACATCGCCGACGTTTTTAATGCTGCGAATCTCGGCCGCCCGTGCCATCTCGATCTGTGCGAGCTGTCGATTCAGGCCGCTCGTGCCCTGCAAGGCGAGCTGATCGTTCAGCTTGCCGAGCGCGACGACGCTCTCGACGATCCCGGCTGTCGACGCATCCATCACCTTCCGCTGATGGTCGACGAAGTCCTGCGCCTGCTTGTCGGCCAGCTTCAGCGCATCCGTGCGGCCCTTCTCGACGGTCGCGACCTCTTTCACCTGGACGGCCGTGACGTGCAGCGCGCGCGCGATGTCGGCCTCTGAATTTCCACGCTTCAGCAGCCAGGCTACCGTCTCTCGCTGTTGACCGACCAGATCCTGACTCGACGCCGACAGATGATCTTGCGCTTCGGTGAATTTCTTTTGCTCGGCTGCGGCTTCCGCGATCGCCTTTTTGTGATCGGCGTATCGCTCTTTCAGGAGCGACAGCATTTCTTCGGTGATGCCGAAGCGATTGATGATCTCGTCGTTCGACTTGCCGAGTTTTTCGGCCGCCATCACCTCTTCGATCGTCGTCATCGAGAGTTTGGCGACGGCGATCTCGGCTTCGCGCAGTGCCTTTGTGTAGGATTCGACCTGCTCGACTGGCGGCACCACTTCGGCCGGCTTCGTCGTCTTTGCCGGCTTCGTCGCCGCCACGACGCCGCCGACGAATCCCTTCGCGGCTCCGAAGAGACTGGACGATTCGGCAAGGCTCGCCGCCGCGATCGCCGCCAACGTCTTTGCGGACTCCACAACGCCGGCACGGCCCGCGGCCTGAGCAATCACCGCCGCCTGGCCGAGCGTTGACGTGATGTCCTTTTGACGATCCTTGACGAACAGATCCCAGGCGTCCGACATCGCATCGATCGCCTCGAGCTGTTCCCGACTGGCCTTGTGCGCGCCGTCGGCGATCTTGTCCCATCCTTCAGAGATCGCCGGCAGAATTTCACCCGCGCCTTTCCCGAACAGCTTGATCGCGTCTTCGTTTCTCCGCTGTGCGTTCTCGACGCCGCCGAGCGCACGCGCGATCGTCTCGAACTGCTGATCGACGCCCATCTTTCGGACGTCCTGCCAGGAGAGGCCGAGATCCTCGACGGCCTGCCTGACGCTGCCTTTTCCACCCGAGATATTCGCGCCAAGTTTGAACGCCGCCGTCGTGAACGCCTCGAGCGACGAGCTTGTGAGCGCCGCCGCGGCGTCCATCTTCTGAATCGAATCCGTAGACAGGCCGGTCTTATTCGAAAGATCGAGGATGTGTCCTGCGGATTCGATCGAGGCCTTCGTAAACGACAGGAGCGACGACGCCGCCGACGAAATCAGATTGCCGATCGCGAAACCGCTTGCGAGCTGCGCAACAGAGCCAGTCAGTAGCGCCATCCCTTTTGACGCAAGCGTCGCCTTTTCGCCAACTGGCGACAGGCTCGAGGCCAGGGATTGCAGGGATGCCGGAGCGGCCTTGCCGAGCGCCGCATATTTCGCCGTCGCGTCGCCGATGATCCCGCTCAGTTTGGATTGCTCGGCCGCTGTCAGCTTCGAGACGCCGCCGATCGCCTCGACGGCTTTGGCGTAGGTATTCGCCTTCTCGATCGCGTCGAATCCGATCAGCGAGGCGACCGCTTTCGAGAGGCCGCGCGTGCCCTCTTCGGCCTTCGTGAAGGCCTTCCCCATCGCCGCCGAGACGGCCTCGGATTGCGTCCCGGCGGCCTTGATGTCTTTGGTAAATTGCTGCGTCGCCGATGCGGCTTTTGCCACGCCGGCCTGATATTCTGCCGAGTCGGCCGACAGCAGGACACGCAGGATCCCGACGGTTGCAGAGGCCGCCATCAGGCCGCATCCTTTCGGATGAACCGTACCCGCTTCAATGGGATCCCGAGTTGATCACTGAGGATGTGAATCATAGTCCGCTGTTCCGCCGGTGTCTGCGGCCCGCTGCGCCGCACGCTCTGTAAGACCTTTTCCAGCTTCGGCAACTTCTCGACCCGATGAAACGCCGCCGTGTGCCACGCCAGCGACAGCGCCGCCTCACGTTCCGTCAGTCGTCGTTCGTGCGCGATCGCAAATTCCCGGAACAGTTCACGAATCGTCAGGCCCCAGAAGTCGGCATGGCTCAGACCGATGCGGCGTCCGTGACGGTAGAGGCCTGACCAGTCCCATCCGCTTTCGGTTTGCGTCCGCGCTTTTTCGGCTGAGCCTCCGGAGGGTTTGGCTTGATCCCGAGCGCGTCGAGATCCGCCGCATCCGGCGTCGCAGCGACGGTGAGATCCTTGATACTCCGCGCCATTTCATCGGCCGCCGATTCCAGCATGATGTCGCCGGCCTGCTTCAACGTCACCTCGGGATGATGCAGCCGCAGCGAGGCCCAGACGAGGATCCGTTGATGCGTCCACGATCCCGCTTGCGCCAGCGTCATGATCTGATGGAAAAACACCCGCCGATCCGGCGTGCTGGCGGCCTCTTCCATCGCGACCATTGCATCGGAATCGAGCTTGAGAGTGTAGGTGGTGCCATTGACGGTGTAGCTCGTGTCGCCCGTTTTTCGATTCACGTCCGCTCACGCTCCCTCGTGCGCGCGTATCAGTTCGACGAGTGCTGCCAGGCCCCGCGTCGTCTGCCGACTTCGCGTGTCCACCGCCGTGGAGGCCTGACAACCTGGTTACGGCAGGCCGCCCGAGTAGTCCCTGAGCGGCGTGATCTCGCACGTAAACGGCACTTTGTCCTCGAGCCCGACCGTACCCGGCTGATATTTCGTGACGACGCCACGGAAAGGCAATTCAATGCCCTGCAACGGCGATCCCGTCGCGCCGGCATCTTCGCGATCCGGATAGACGATTTTGAAATTGTTTTCAGTCACGTTGATCCAGAGCGACAACAGCGAATGCGCCGCGTCGAACCCATCCCCGCCGGCCTGCTTGTGTGCTCCGTGATTGATCCTGTAGTTGCCCTCGAGCACGATCGGCCCGCTGTCCCGCAGTGTGCCTTTCTTCTCGTGATGCCGCCGCGGCGAGCGCAAGTGTGTGATTTGGACGACGCCCGTCGTCAGATCGCCAGGCGTGATCGAGTTGATGTCCGGAATCGCCACGAATGTCTCGGGCGATCCGTCGTCCTGCCCCACCAGGAGCTGCGCGCCGTAGCCGATGAAGGCCTCTCCGGCGTAGTAGAGATCCGTTACGTCTGACATGTCTGTCTCCCTTGCTGTCTGTTGAGTGTCCCTACGCCGTGAGCCTGTATGTAATCCAATAGTCCTGCGTCATCCGCAAAACCCGCTGCTCTTTCGCGTCGTAAAACCGATCCCGGCTCCCGCGATGGCTGATGTTCATCACCGCGAGATCCTCGACGACGCCCGACCATCCCCAGAGGCCCGACGCGCCAGGCCCGAGCCCGTCGCCATCGAAGGCCGCATAGAGCGCCGTGACCTGGTAGGTATCGGCGCCGCTTTCTTCGTGCGCTCTCGCTTCGACCGTGACCCGGCACTGTCCGATGCCGTCAGGCCCGCGCAATTGTTGGCCCCGATGGTCGCCGGCCGAGTAGACGAGCACGAGCGGATACGTCGGATCCTGCGGCGTCTTGTCCAGATACACCCGCGCGCCGACGATGGCATGGACCGCCGTCAGGCCCGCCGTCCGATTCCTGATGGCCTGTTCCGGCGTCACAGCAGACCGCCTCCGCCCGGCGTGTCAATCGGCCCGAGATCCACCGTCGACGGCCGGTTGATGCCCTTACCGGCGAGCTCGCGCCAGATGGCCGCCGCCGTGATCTGCATGCTCCGATCGACGTTCGCGTCGTATGCCGGCCGCGCGAACGGCTGCGCCGCGGTATCGACCGTGCCGACCTCGAGCGGGACGCCGTAGGCGAAACCCTTGATCGGCCCGATGGCGACGGCCGCCTGATCCTCCGTCCGCGCCCGGCTGATCCCGATGTTGTCGGCGATGTGCGGCGCCTCGTCGCTCCGCGGCGCCCCGGACGCCATCGCCGCCCGAATCGGCTCCGCCCCTTCAGCCAGGGCCGAGACGAGCACCGATGTCGAGGCTTTCAGCCCGAGCTGATTCAGCGCCTTGACCAGTTCCGGCCCGCCGAATGACTGGATCTTGAACATCGCTCAGCCCTTCGCGATCGTCATCAACGCGATCTGCTGGTTCAGCCCGACTGGCGCCGCCGTCACGATGTCGTAGATCCGGCCGGCGTAGGTCAGCCGCCGATACTTCGGCACGTTCAGCCGCTCCGGATCCATGTTCGCCTGATAGGGCATCGTCCACCGTGTGTCGTACCGCGAATCGAGGCCCTCATTCTGGAAGGCCTCATCCCCGGCCGAGTCGTCGCGTTTCATCCAGCAGTCACAGAGGCGGATCCAGGTTTCGACCGGCCGCCCAGACGGCCCGACGGTTTCCGTCATCTGCTGGATCGTCACCAGTTTCGTCCGCGCGCCGGCCGCTGCGATGCTCGGCATCAGGATTCCAGCCTCGACAGCGCCGGGACGTCCCAGGGCTTCGGCCGCCCGTGAAAGCAGACGACGCGCGCGCCGGCCGGCACACCCCGATCCCGACAGTGCACTTTGTAGGACACGGCCTGACCAGGGACGACATCATCCCAGAACGTGACGGCCTCGAGGCGTTCGCGCTCGATCCACCGCTGATCGCCGCCGGTCAGATACCGCGCCATCACCCCACCGGCATCGGCCGCAAACCGGGTATAGAGTTCGTCCTGTTCGCCCGCCGTCCACATCATCAGACCCGACCCGAGCCCGCGCACCGGCTGGATCGGCGGCCGCCGGTAGAAGTCGGCCAGCGCCAGGAACGGCTCGCGCCGCCGGATCATGTCGTCGAGCGGCCCGACAATCGTCGAATCCAGGTCCAGATAGAGGATCCGCGCGCCGGCGGGAAACATCCCCGGCGCGAACAGTTCCAGCTTCGCCCACCAGCCCGACCAGCGGCCCGACAGCGGCACCGTCGGCACGCCCGGCACCGGAACATCTGACAGGCAAACGATCGCCTCGCCTGGGGCAAATGTGCGAGCCTGACCGGCCAGCCGTTGGACATGCTCGGCCCGATAGGCGCCGCCGGACCGCAGGACACAGGCGATCACGGCTGCACCTCGATCCGCTCGTGATCCCATCGGCCGGCCCTGAACACCCGTTCCGCCTTCATCGCGTCGAAGGCCGCCCGGTTGCCCCGGCCGAACCAGTTCTCCCGCTCGCCGACGTGCGCGACCCGGAACGGGACGCACTGCACCGTCTTGCCGGCCTTCCGCCAGCGGTCCATAAACCGGTTGTCGTAATTCCCGGCGTGCGTCCAATGGCAGTCGAGCAACGGCGAGGCCTGGACGACGGGATCGGCCGAATGGTACAGCTGGAAATAGCCGACGCCAGGCACATCAAACGCGCACTTCGCCTGCCCGCGATCCTCGAGCGCGTCCGGTTGCGCATCGTAGCGTAGACAGCCGTGGAGCCGATCCGGCTGCGGCCGGCTCCGGTCCAGCCGTGCCAGCCAATCATCTGGCGGAACGACGTCCGAATCGAACAACAGCCGCCAGGACCGCTCGCCGCCGATCCGCTCTTCCATCCACAGCCGGGCGGCCTCGAGCGCACGCCCTTTGTTGAATGAGGCCCCGTCCCGGTAAAACAGATCCGTCACGAACACTTTGACGGCCGCCTCGGCGCACAGCTCGATCGTCGCGACATCCCGCGGCGCCGTGACGACCGTGAGCGATTCGAGGCCGGACAGCCACCGCGGCAGGCCGACCCGGAGAAACTCGGCGTAGTCGACGCAGACGGTGAGCCCGTGGATCTTCATGGCTTCGTCACCCACCAGGACACCGATTCCTGCGGCTCGAGCGTCGTGTGCAGTTCGAGGCCTTCCGTCCGGACGAATTCGTCGACGGCCTGCCGGACGCCGCTGCATTCCTGCGTGTAGTCGTGCCCGGCCAGGATGCCGCCCGACACCACCTGCGGCCACCAATCGGCGATGTCGGCCTTTGCAGAGGCGTAGGCGTGATCGCCGTCGATGTAGACGAATCCCGGATGATGGTACGGCAGGCCCGGCATGAGCTCGGCGGCCCGGTGTCCCGTCATCCGCAACAGGCGGAACTTCTGACGATACGGCGCCAGGAGCTGCACCGCGATCAGCAGATCCGGCAACCGGTCGAAGTCCATCTGATCGTAGGGCGCCCACGGATCGACGCAGACGAGCACCTCGGCGCACTTCCACCGCTCGAGCAGCGCCGACGCGAACAGCCCGCGATCGCACCCGATCTCGATCCCGCGTCGGATCCCGCGCTCGTTCAGCAGATCGGCGAAATTGACTCGGCTGTGGAGCTTCATGCTGGCACCCCGGCCGCCGCGGTCGCAATCGCCAAATCGAGCGTCCGTCCGATCGACCGATAATCGTAGAAGTCTCGCGCCTTTGCGGACCATTCCAACCGCTCGTCGAGATCCCAGCATCGCAACTGATCCGAGATGACGGTCCGCAGTTCCCGGAGCCCGATCGTCGGCTTCACCCGAATCAGCGCCCCATCGATCGCCGGGAGCACGTCGAAGGCCGGGAGATCGGTGATCACCGTGCAGCCGACGGCGACCGATTCGATCATCTTCCGGAGCGCAAACCCGAACATCGACGCCGTCGCGATGTGCACCTTATACCGCGCCAGGTGCCTCAAGTACGCCGGCGTCGTGCTCCCGGCGTTGCCGTAGCCTGGATGTTTCAGGACATCGATCCCGAGCAGCGCCTTATCCCGCACGACGCGCTGCCGGAGCGGGTAACTCTTCGAGACGGCGCCGGACACCACCGCGCCGCCGCGCGGCCGACGTAGGTCGATCGGATCGAGATCGGCGACGTTGACGGAATGGTACGTCCGGATCAACGCCTTCCCCTGCAACCATCCGCTGTGTTGTTCAACGGATCGCGGATGGTAGTAGACGATCGCCGCATCGGCCCCGACAGAGTCGAAGAATTGCGCCTGATACGCCAGGCTCGTCGCCGCATCTTTGACCACGACGGCCTTGAAAGCGCCGTGGTTTTGCAGCGACGACACGCGCCCGAAGCCAATATCCTTACGGAAACAGATCGGCGAATTCGGATCCCAATCGCGCGGATCGTGCACCACGACGTGATCCGGCCGATAAGCGTCGAGTATTTCGACGACGTCAGTCCGCCCGTCGTATCCCGCGCCCGCGAGCGTCCAGCCGGCCGCCCGCAGCCCTTCTTGGAACTGGTCGCCCTCGCTCGTCATGTGACGGCGATAGTCGATGTTCGCCAGAACGACGCGCGCATTCATGGCGTCCCGCTCCGAAGCCGCTGATAGTCCGTCGGCGAGTCCGTCGGCAGGCTCGTCAGGTCGCCGTGGAGCTGCCCCGAGACGTGCGGCGACTTCAGCCGGCCGGCGATCAGCGGGACGAACGAGGCCGAGTAGTCATACGTCGCGTCCACGTCCCGGTGTCCGAGGCGCCGGAGCGGCACGCCGCAGCCCTGATCGCAGCATTGCCGGACCTGATGCCCGAATCGGTCCATCTTGAATTGCCACCATCCCGAGACCGCCGGGATCCCGTGGTTCTCTCCCCGGATGCCGTCGAGCGCCCCCGCGACCTCGCAGAAGTACGCGAACGGCGCCCCGTCGCGCTCGAATATCGCCGCACTCCACCGCTGATTGATGTCGCAGGATTCGCGCGCCGCGATCCACTCCGACGGCAGCATCCCGAGATCCCGCCAGTCGAGCAACAGCGGCGAATGCCACGACGCCCGATCCCGCGACGTCGGGATCAGTCGGCCCGGTAGCCACTTGTCGATCTCAGCCGCGGCCGCTGCGTCAGCGTGCGCGTTCAGGTTGAACCGGCCGAGCGGATAGAACGTGTCTCGCACAAGCTGCCCGTGCTTCATCAGGTTATTCGTCCACAGGCCCCGCTGACGCTGATCCGGCACCTCTTCGACCAGGACCGCCATCAGGTCTGCGAATCTGGGATGCACGCAGGGATTGCCGCCGAACACGCCGCGGATTCCCGGCCAGCCCTTCAGCGACCGCAGCGCCTGGCGGAACACGTC